CTCGCCGCGTAGTGCCTCTTGGTCGGTCGTCTGACTCAGCTTGGTCATGAGCGCAGTGGCTGGCCACGAGTACACTTCCGAGCCGTTCCATATCTCTTCCTCAGCTCCTGCGGCACAGCTCGGGTTTCGTCCGTACTGATTGAGACTCGTGATGCCTGCGTAGGCACCCATCGGTATCAGCAGCCCGTCGTCCACTAAGGGATGCAGGTTGGGGTCGAGAGGTTTCCCTGTCACTACGCTTCTTCCTCTGGCCCGAGAGACGCTACGTCATCGGCAAGCTGCCGATCAGCGATCTCTCCTGCGCCTTCCTCTTGCGCCATTGACGCGAGAGACTGCGTCTGCTTCTGCTCAGCTATGCGGATATTATCCGCCACCAGCTCAAACTCTTCGAGGCCGAGGTTCTCTTCCATCAACTTGGCAATCTTGAGACCACTGATGTGGGTGGCAACAGCGGGGTCGGCGTAGGCCGGGGAGTTCATGAACCCTACTAGGTTCTGGACTACCTGCGCCTGCTTGGCAAAGTGCCGTGCCCCTATGGGGTACAGGGCACCTTTGTTCCCGACGATGTCGGGAGTGATCTTTAAGAACTGCTCAATAGCAAAGTCCTCGTCGAGGACCTTGACCATTTCCATGGAGTTCATGTTTCTACGTGCGCTCTCAAGCATCTGGTTCAGCAGAGGCTCTACGAACTGCTCCTCAAAGAAGGTGATCTTCTGTTGGAAGATACGGCCAGCGGCGTTCTCCAAGGCTTGCACCTCGAAGGCCGTCTTCTCACCGGGGGTGCGTATGCCCATCGCTTCGCGTGGGGCGCCCACCAGCTGCTCCATCTTGACCATCATAGCGTCGATCTGGAACTCAGCGTTAAGCGCTGTCGGGTCCGGACTGAGGACAGATACTCGGCTGTCCACGTCACCGAAGATTCTCTCTCCGGGACCCCATTCCCAATCCTCCACCAGTCCCTGTTGATATACGACGGGGTGGGCGATTTGATCGAACACGTCGGCCTTGAGATTCTCAAGGTGGTCTATTCTGTACTGCATCCCGACAAGGTTATCGAGTGGCCCCATGGCCATGAGATTATCGGAGCGAAGTCTCCATCCGACGTGTTCCTTATTGGAACGCCCGAGCCATGAATCCATTGGTTCGTCTGACACGACTTTCCGCCGATCCATAACAATGACTCGCCGGTTGGACTGTACCTCACCTGTGTCTTGGTCGTAAGTGTCGCCCTCAAATTCGAGTAGCTCGACCATGTCGCTTGAATAGTATCCATTCAGAGACCCAAACCCATCAACCGTGAGGCCCTCGGACTTATCGAGGTCTGAATCGGAGTAGGCGCTGATTGCCCCTCTAGCTTCAATCGTGTTACTGATAGCTGCGTGGACCCACTCAAAAGCGGGATCAGATTCCGCAGCCTTTTTAAGACTTCCGAGCGAGACAACGGTACGTGTAATCTTAGCTGCATTTGCGAAGTTTGAAGCGGAGACGTCAAATAGTATATCATAGGGTGAGATGCGATGCGTCTTCGGCCCGACATAGACGCTGACTGCCGTTCCATCAGGGGTTGTGTGAGTATCGTTCTCATACGTAACTTCTCCGAAGGCGTTACCGTAATCAATGTAGTCATAGAGTGCCTCGCTTATGGTCTGCTTGAATCCTGACTCTCTGATCTTCTGCGTCATATACGCCTCGATCAGTCGTGCTGTGTCCTTGGCGGCTCCGGCCTGCGTAGCGCTCTGCCACTTGAACCACCTATCATTGGGGAACAACGCAGCCATGTAGTTGGCGTGGAGGTTGTCCCTGATCTGGCATATCTTCGGGATGCTGGTGGAGTTCTTCCACCCGGCCTTCTGGTTAGAGGTAGTCGTCGTGTCCGTCTGGAAAATGTAGTTCCGCAGCTCCTTCATATCCTGCTCCCACGTCTGTCTCAAAATACGCCATGCGGTGTACTTGTTCGTGACGAAGTCGGCCATGCTATCTGACCGGAGGATCGTATTGATCTCTTGAACCTTCTTTGCTATTCTAGGCATGTGAAGCTACGCCTCCAAATCTTGGGTGAGTTAAAATCTTCCGTTCCCGCTTACGTTCTCGCGTCGGTGGTATCTTGATGATGCCCATGACCTGAGCCAGTGCGTCCTTGATATCATCGTGCGGTGGGTTGTGCATTATCAGCTCTTGTTCGAGGTCTTCGCAGAGACCCCCTGCAAAGTGCCAGATGGTATGGTTCTCATACCGTGGCGTCAGCGCAGCGTGAATGCGTTCTTCCTTCGTGCCCATGGTCCTCGTGGGACGGTACATGTCGATGCTGAGCAGGAGACCGTCCTTCCGGATGTCGTCCTTGATGCGCTCAGCGATAACCTTCTGCGCGGCTGTGACCTCGCACCTGATCTTCTTGAACCCCCACTTCATGTGGGCTTCATAGACCATCTTGTAGTACTCCTCTGTCTTATCAGTACGCTTACGCTTGATATCGAGGATGTAGATATTGCCCATTGGATCGACTCCAACGACAACCAAGACTGTGTAGTCAGCTGTCTTCCGGAGAGAGAAAGCAAAGTCGAGCGCGGCGAACACCGCGAGGGGCCTTCCGTTGAACTCCCACACGCCCATGGGGCGTTTGAGGAACTCCCTCTCGTAGGTCTGGAAGTACTCATGGTCAATTGCTTCCTCGCCCGGATCGTTAGGGTTATTGTAATACTGTGCGTAGTACTGGGTTCTGTCCAGATACTTAGCTCGCTTGAGAGCAAGCACTTTGGCATTGAAGCCAAACCACTTACCATCACCGCGCTGTTGACGCGGCCATAGATACTGACCTGTCCCATCGCCCATGTCCTCTACTTCTCGTTGATAGACCTCGTACACTGGCGTAGTGTCAAGGACATCGCCATCTTCGGTGACCACGTCTTGCATCGTCGTGACGAGTGTACCGTAGAGGTCTTTGGGGTGGTAACGAGTGCCGACAATCCACTCCTGCGAATCTGTTGTCTCAATGCTGGCCAGTAGCGAATACTGACCTTCAACCTTACTCCTGCCGTCATTGGTGTAAGCGTTCTCCTTGACAACAACGTCATCCAGCACCGCGATGTTACAATGGAGACCTGTGATGGATGTAGTAAGCCCAGCCGTAAATACGGTTGAATCCCGAACGCCCTCTCGGACCCTTTCCGGGTGGTCAACCATGATCTCTGTCGTTGTCCACTTCTCGCGCTTGCCTTCATCTTTGTGTGTCATCGTAGGCCAGTACTTTCGGTATTTTGGATGTTGCAGTATGTCCTTGATGAACTTCAACTGCTTCTCTGCTAGTCCCGATGTCGCAGAGATATACAATATCGTAACCGCCGGGTTACGTGTAATCTCCCATGCGCATCGGTACGCGACCAGCGTTGACTTCTGGTGATCCCGTGGAAGCAACGCCATCTGATGGTCGCCTGCTCCGGGTCGAAGCCACCACTTGATCAATTCACTGTGGCAATGGCCGAGGACTCTGTGGGGCGCCACCAGCCGGATGAACGTTAAGAGATCATCCTCTGCGGCAGTTCTGATTGAGTTATCAATCGCCCGTTGAGCCGTCATATTAGAAGCGCCTTGGCGCTTGGCCGAAGCCTAAGTTTACATCAGACGGTGCGGTAGGACGCACACGGGAAGTCTCATTCCCGTCAACGTCGTGCGTAACAATGTCTGGCATAAACTCAAGGATGCGTTTGTGCAGTGGGAACATTGGGTTCCCTGTGACACCAGTGATCTCGCCGTCCTCGTTGAAAGTAAACTCTTGGCCGACCTGTCTGCCGTCCCAGTGCCACGCACCAACTGTGCGTACTTGGCCGGGGAACTCTGCGTTCAGATCGTTCCGGATGTCTCGTAGCTCTTTCTCGGTCTCTACGTCGTAGTAGAGCGACCACAGCTCATAGTCTCGTGGCCCATTAGGGTTGTCCTTACGAAAGATGCGTCGTGTCGCCGGGTCTCCTAGTGCGCGGTACGCACTGTGCCCCGGAGCCTTGCCTTGCGGTTCAGCATTCGGTCTTGCTCGATCATTGAAACCCATCCAAAGATTAACTATCATACTT